CAAAGACTATCTCAAGCCGATTTCTGCCCTAACGGAATTGAAACTCGATTTGATATTGATGATTTCTTGCGTGGCTCAGCATTAGAGCGAGCGCAAGTTTATGAAATCCTAAACCGCATTGGCGCGATGAGCGTTGAGCAAATCCAAGAGGAAGAAGACCTGATCCGATGAAGATTAATTTCCCGATAGAGATAACAGCAGCTGACACAAATAAGCGAACGCTAACTGGTCGCATTGTAACTTGGAATGAGGAAGGTTCAACCAGCGCTGGATTAACAGTATTTGAAAAAGACAGCATTGATTTCTCAAAGCCTGTCAAATTATTACTAGAGCATGAGCGCACAAAGCCACTAGGCAAATTAGTTGATATTACTGCCACAGAGCAGGGCTTAGAAGCAACATTTAAATTGGCAAAGACTTTTGCAGCTGATGATGCGCTTGAGGAAGCAGCCACAGGTTTAAGAGATGGATTTAGTGTTGGTGTCAAAATCAACGAATGGAAAAATGAAGATGGCGTCTTAAAGATACAGTCGAGTTCCTTGCAAGAGGTATCACTCGTCACCGAGCCAGCCATTAGCAGCGCACGAGTTGCTGAGGTAGCAGCTAGTGAAACACCAGAGAATTCCGAAGCAGCCGCTGAGGATACAACAACAGAGGAGAACAAAGTGTCAGAGATTAATTCTGAAGCTCCTATCGCGACCGAAGCGGTAGAAGCGGCACAAGCTCCAGTTGTAACTGCTCAATACATGGCATACACAAAGCCACGCGTTGACACAAATGTTACAGCGGGACAATATCTAAATGCACAAATCAAAGCACTTGGTGGCGACACCGATGCTCGCGATTTAGTAGCAGCATTACAAATTGCAACCGTTTCTGAGAATACAGGAATGGTTCCACCTAACTACCTACGCGATGTTATCGGAGTTATCGATTCATCTCGTCCCTTCATTGATAGCATCGAGCGTGCACCGCTTCCTGCTTCTGGAATGAAAATTTTTACTCCAAAACTAGGAACACAAGCAACAGTTGCACAAACTGCTGAGGGTGTTGAGTTTTCATCAACTGACACAGTTGTAACTTTCCAAGAGGACAACATTGTTAAGTTTGCTGGTGCAAATGTAGTAAATGTTGAATTGTTTGATCGTTCAGACCCATCTTTCGCTGACCTTTTGGTTCGTGAGTTAGCAGCATCTTATGCACAAAAGACAGATGCTTATGCAGCAAACATTGCAGCACAAAACTCAATTGGTTCAACTGGATCATCTATTTACAAATCCATTGTTGATGGAATTGCAGATTCATATGGCGTTATGCGCTTTACACCAAATAACCTATTGGTTGCTCCATCAGGTGGAGAGGATGGCATCGATTTTGCTGGACTACTTGGCGAAGTTGCAGATGGTCGTCCACTATTCGCAGCAGCAGCTCCACAAAATGCAGCCGGCTTGGTAACACAGGGTTCAACAAATGGAACAATCGCAGGATTGAACTTAGTTGTAGATCCTAACTACACAGGCAACAACGCAGGTGCTAAGTATGGATTAGTTTATCCATCAGCAGCTATGCGATTCCATGAGAGTGGCACAATTGAACTTCGTGCTAACTTGGTTGCTAATGGACGCATCGAGATCGGTCTTTATGGTTATGTAGCCGTAGTTAACCGATTCCCAACTGCATTCCGTTACCTAGAAGTAGCTTAATTTAATTGAGTGCCTAGGGTTGCTCCCGATCCTAGGCATCCATTAAGGGAGATTAGAGAGGAAGGTATTCTGTGCCTAGCATTATTAGCGCAAGCGAGTTAAGAGCCGTGCTTGGGGTATCTTCCGCTCTTTATAATGACACATATCTAGATGGCATAATAGACACTAGCGAAAACACAATTTTGCCGATGCTAGTTACATTTAAGAGTGCAGTTCAAAAAACAGTTTTACAAGATAATGTTGCCACATTTACAACAGTTGGCGTGCATGAATTTACCGAAGGCCAATCGGTAGTTATTGCTGGTTGCTTGAGTCCATATAACGGAACTCGCACAGTATTAGCAGACAATCTTGGCGATTATACTTTTTCAGCTAGTATCACAAACGCAGATATTATTGAAGCAAATGTTATTCCAAGCGGAACTGCCACACTAACAGGCGCATCAACTTATGTTGGAAATCAATCAGTTAGATCAGCAGTTTTTGCAATCTCGGTTGAAGTATTCCAATCAAGAGTGGCAGCAGGTGGACAAATTGAAGGCGTTGATTTTACAGCTACTCCTTACAGAATGGGTCGCAGTTTATATTCACGCGTAATTGGAATTCTCGGGCCCTATGTAGATGTTGAAGGTATTTGTCAATAATGCCACCATCCACAATTCTTTCATCCGTTAGACAACCACTTGCAACCGCTTTAGCAGGTGTTGCTGGAAATGTTTACAGTTTCGTTCCTGAGTCCGTAATCCCACCAGCAGTCGTTTTAGTCCCATCGTCTCCCTACCTTGAAATTGAAACAATTGGCAAGTCATCTGTTAGATGTCGAGTCAATATGACAATTACAGCTGCGGTTGCATATAACAGCAATCCAGCATCACTCGACAATATCGAGCAGTTACTTATGAGCATTCTGGCAATTATTCCTGCGGGATATATTGTCGGATCGGTCGAAAGACCAACAGTTACACAAGTCGGAGCATCAACTTTGTTGGTGTCTGATATAAATGTTTCAACCTATTATCAACAAACAACATAAGGAGCGAAAATGCCTACCACCGTTATAACAGGTCGGGATGTTACCTTCACAATCGGCGGTAACAATTTCGATGCACAAGCTACAAGCGCAACTCTTACAGGCGAAATGGATCGCCAGACCTATCAGACACTAGACGGAAAAGTCTTTAAAGTAACTGATAACAACTTCACATTTGATGTTGAAATGTTAGCCGACTGGGGCGCAACCGGATCTCTTTGTGAGATTCTATGGGGCGTTGCAGAGTCAGCACCAGATACAGGAATCAGCACAGTATTTACAGCCACTTCAGGCGCAGTATTTACTTTCCAAGTATTGCCAATGTGGCCTTCATCTGGTGGAACTGCTCCAGATGCACAAACTGTATCTTTATCATTCCAAGTTATTGGAGTGCCAGCAGAGTCATTTAGTTAAAAAATAAAACGGGAGCAAACAAATGAAACTAGCAATTACAATTACATATAACTCAGGCGAAGAAGCAATCTACACAGCCCAACCGCCTGAGTGGGCTAAGTGGGAGCAAAAGACAGGAAATATCATTAGCCAAGCATCTGAAAAGATCGGTGTTAATGATTTAATGTTTTTGGCTTATCACGCACATAAGAGAGAAGCAGCTGGTAAGGCTGTCAAACCTTATGAAGCTTGGATGGAAACTGTTGCCGATATTCAAGTCGGTGATGTGAACCCAAAAGCCATCCAGTAGGAAGCCTTAGTCGGTTATTGGTTCAGTTGTCAATAGCAACTCAAATTCCAATGAGCGAATGGGTAGATGGATCGGATGTTTTAACAGCGTTAGAGATATTGGAGGATAGACACAAATGACCACTCCTTCAATAGCCTATGATAAAAAAGAATTAAACTCTATCGTTAAAGTGTTGCGCCAAATGGATGATGCTGCTCAAGATCAAATGAAAAGAGCAGTAGGCGAAATAGCACAGGATGAATTATCTGAGATCCGTAGGGCTGCTTCCGGCCGACCAAATAAGGTTGCCAAGAGAATTGCCGACGGCGGATCTGTTAAAAAATCATCTTTACTTGGTGAGATTAGATTTGGTTTAGCAAGTCAAAAACTAAGTGGTGGCGCAACTACTCAATTTTCCAGCAAGGGCGATAGTCCTAAAGTTGGAATTGGTGGCGGTGTTGAATTTGGATCAAATAGATTTAAGCAATTCCCAGTTTGGTCTGGTAAATCTCCAAGTGGTATTGGTGCTAAGGGCTGGTTTATTTATCCTACAATTAGAAAAATGTTACCGGATGTAATTAAGAGATTTGAGAAGGCTGTGCTAGAAGTTAGAGGTGAGTGGAAATGATGGCTAAACCATTAACGATCGCACTTGCTGCGGATATTGATAATTTACAAAAAGGCTTAAAAGATGCTGAAAAAGCAGTTGATAAATCAGCAACGCAGATTATAGATTTTGGTAAAAAGGCGGCATTAGCATTTGCAGCTGTTGGAGCAGCAGCTACCGCATTTGCAGTATCAGCAGTAAAGGCAGCAGCCGAGGATGAAAAGAGTCGCAAGAATTTAGAGCAAGTTATTAGATCAAGCACTAAAGCCACCGAAGATCAAATTTCAGCAATTGATAAATACATAACTAAACAATCTATTGCAACAGCTACAACCGATGATGTTTTAAGACCTGCATTCTCAAGACTTATCAGATCTACTCAAGATGTAACTAAGGCTCAAGATTTATTGACTTTGGCTCAAGAGATCAGTATAGCCACAGGCAAACCCTTAGAGAGCGTCACAAACGCCCTAGGAAAGGCTTATGACGGGTCAAATACCGCTTTGGGTAAGTTAGGTCTAGGAATTGATGCAGCCACCCTTAGAACCCAATCTTTCGAGGAAACTACTAATCAGTTACGGGCAACCTATCAAGGGTTTATTGATAATGAAGCTACCAATGCTGAGTTTAAGTTTAGACAATTAACTATCGCTGTCGATGAAACTAAAGAGCAAATTGGAACAGCCTTGTTACCTATCGTTAAAGAATTGGCAGATTATTTCTTAGAAACTGCCGTTCCTTTAATCCAAGCATTTGCTGCTGGATTCTCTGGTGAGGATGGCGTTACCGCTGGCATAACTGAAGCTACTGAAGGCGCATTCCAATTTGGCGAACAGATTAGATCAACTCTTGAATTTGTAATTAGTATTAGAAAAGAATTAGCCGTATTGGGTGCAATTATTATTGGCGTATTTGTTGCATCTAAGATAGTTGCATTTGTTACTGCAATCATGACTTTAGTTACTGCGATGAAAGCCCTACGAACTGCTGCTGCCGGTGCAGCTGTGGCAACCGCATTTGCTACTGGTGGAACTTCAGTCGGTGCTGCTGCTGCTGCTTTAGCTGCCGTTGCTGCAACTTATGGCTTATCACAATTGGCAGGTGGTGGCGATCTAGGCGGAGCAGCCGTTTCAAATTATGCTCCATCAACTGGCAACTTTGGCGGTGGTGGTATGGGTCAGATAACAAACATTACAGTTAATGCAATCGATGGCGAAGGTGCTGCAAGAGCCGTTGCAAAGGTAGTTAATCAATCAGCTGCTCGAAGCGTGCCATTATTTACTGGTAATG